AACAGATAAAACTTTTATTTTATCTTTATCCAATGTAGGTTTTTCAAAAGCACCAAGAACGTTAATCGATGGTAACCTCTGTAATACTACCTCGGAGATATCCGCTTTGTCCTTGAGCAAGCAATTCTCGTAATTCTCCATGTTTATCTTTTTCTATAAATAATTTTTCAAATATATTTTCTATATGAGTTTTCCACTCCGGTTTCTTTAGAAAATCACTATGAGCACCAACTTGGAAAGTTTTTTTAGGTCTCCATAACAATTCTTCATTAAGAGAACCAATATCATCTTCAAATGCTTTTCTTAGAACAAACTTCATTCTCTGACCATTTCCTTCATTTTCATCTCTGTACTTCGTTGGAATTCGTAATCCAAAATCAATAACCTTTTTATTAATAAATGGAGTTCTTAATTCAACTTCACCACCATACATCATGGCTTTATTTGTTCTAATAAGATTTGTTTTATGTAAGTTATTTAAAAGATTAACTCTTTTTTGATGATACCATATTGGTTCTGGCCAACAAAATCTTTTTACATCCCCATAAGAAGCGAATATTTCATCAGCACCCTCACCACCAAATACAACTTTAAATTTTTCTTTTCTGATTCTCCATGCAAGTGCAAGTTGAATTACAGCGGGTGATATTTGTGTCCATTTGTGTGTTTCAGATGCCCAAATAGAATGAATTAATTTTCTTTTTACATCTAATTCATCATAGTTAATTTCTATTAAATCAATATCAAATAACTTTGATGCCAATCTAGCATAGTATAAATCGTCTTTAACATTTGATTTTCTATCTTTATTAACATTAACCACAAACGCAGTTAACCTTTTACCTTTCTCTCTTAATTTCTTTGAAAGAATATAACTAATGATTGTACTATCAATACCACCACTTAAAATAGTACAAATAGGTACATCAGAAATCATTTCATCTTCTACCGCTTCTTCTAATAATCTTTTAAATTCAGATGAATAGTATTCAATTCCTTTATCTTCTTTGTCATACTGTTCAAATTCCTCATCAGTTCTTGGATAGTATCCTGTTGGATGATTCATATCGAATGGTTTTGGTTTAAAATCAAACCATCTGTATTCTTTTAAAGCACCAACTGAATTATAAGTTATAAAAGTACCAGGTTCTACTATCTTGATAACCTCTTTATCTTTATAAGATGAGTTGAATCTTGAACCTTTGTCAATATTATAATAAGGTATTTCTTTTACAGATTCAGTAATACCTTTTACTTCACTTGAAAAAACAATTTGAAACCCATTGTGATAATAGTAAAAAGGAAGTCTACCCATAAAATCCCTACCAAGAATTAAGTAGTCTTTTTCTTTATCATAAAATGCAAAAGAAAACATACCTTCCAACTCATTCATTTTTGATTTTAAATTTTTATAATTATCAATCAAAAAATATAAAAGTAATTCTGAATCCGAATTATTTGTTTTAAAATTATATTTTGACCTAAGTTCTTTATCAAACTTATCAAATGTAGATTTCCACAACTCCCCATTGAATGCAAGATAATAATTACCATCATCAGAAACCATAGGTTGATTAGCCAACTCTGAAAGGTCTTGTATTGATAAACGATTGTGGGATAATTTCATCCCATTTTTAAATGAAAATATGGTATTCCCATCAGTACCACGATGCATCATAGAAACTAATCCATTTTTCATATCGTGGTTTGTCTTAATGAGATTACCTCCTAAGATTCCACACATATTAAAAAGGTGCTTTTAGTTCTTTATCTCTCTCAATGGTTGTACTCATATGGTCTGCCCAATGAAGGATATATTGAATATTTGTTTTTAGATATTTTGATACATCGAATACTTTATAATACTTTACATTATCTTCATCATACATACCATCTGTAAGTTTGATTCCAAAGTATTCATTTTCGGTGAATTTAACACCATAGTTATTGAGAAGTAAGAAAGTTCTATCAGTTGCCGTTAAATAAGATAATTCAGTATTTCTCTTATAGAACTCTCCTCTGTTTTTGATATGCCAATCTGAATCGTTCTGAACATAATTCATATTTCCTTTATCACCCAACTTTCCTAAATCGTGATGGAAAGCAGCAAATAATAATTCTTCTTGTTCAAAATCAATAATACCACCTGCTTCTTGATAAAGTTTCATCATACGAAGTGAGTTTCTTGCCACATTCATTACATGGTCAATATAACCACCTTCATACGCATTGTGGTAGTTTTTATTTCCACTCGCCGGTGATAACATTAGGTTTGGCCCTAACTCTTCCATCGAGTACATATGGAGTAATTTTTCCAATCGTTCTCCATCAAACGATTTTTTCAGTGCCTCGATAAACTTATTGTAGTTCTCTTCGAGTTGAACTTCATTGTAACGATTTATCATAACTTTTAATTTAAGGTTTATATTCTTTCTATTGGAATGGTAATTAAATGATAATTACTATTCTGTGGATGTTTGTTCTTAAAATCTACTTTTGAATCAATTTTGAGTTTAAAAGCGGTTTCAGTATCAATATAGTATAATACTTTCGAACCATCCATGCTGATAAGTTTTTTACTTTTACTCATTGGAACCTTTGGAGTTCCTTTGATTACTTGTTCAGCATCTTCTTTGTGTACAAATTTTATTCCTGCCATATATTAAGATTTATTTGATACAAATATACGAAAAATATTTAACAATTCCAAATATTTTATTAACTTTTTAATTCGTTAAGTGCATTGGTATATGCCATCTCGGACTGTAATCCTGCGAATCTTTGTACTTCTTCACCGTCTTTTTCAATAATAACCGTAGGAACCGAACGAACATAATATTTCTGTGCTACTTCAAATTGTTCATCGATATTGATATCTTGGAACGATACATCATTAAATTTTCCTTTAACTTGTTCCATTACTGGTGTTAACATTTTACATGGTCCACACCAAGTTGCATAAAATTTCTTTACTTCTAACATAATTTCTCCTATTTAATATTTTGATATTGGGTTTTCACTAAAGTAATAACCTGGTTTTAATGGTATGTTTCTTTTTGATAATTTTACTTTTCCTTTGTAATCAATAGGTAGTAATCTGAAATCTATTGATAACCTTGGATTTTTAAAATTTTTCCTACAACTCGCCGTATGTAGATAAGAACCATTAAATAATAACATTTTATCTAAATAATTTATTTTTTTAGATATCAAAGATAATATTTTTTTACTAAATTTATAGTTTAAAAGTTTAAAAGGTATTTTATTTAAAATAGAATCACCAAATGGTATAATCTCAAATCCAAAATCTTTTTTTGTAATTGGAACCATTACATTTATTTGACTCTTATTATGATTAAAGTGAGTATCAGAATGCCATACAGGATAATCATCATCCTTATCATTATATCTAAAGTTTGGATATTTTTGAAAATAAAAATCTTTATTCAATTCTTTAGATATCTTCTTTAACATATCTATATAATCACCATAATTATTATCCATAACCTTATTATATTCTTTGTTATCTATGTTTAAGAATATATGGCCATCTACAACTTCCTTTATTGGATTAGAAAAACTTTTTCTTAACTCACTAAGAAGTTTATATCTTTTTAAATTAACAAATTTTATCATAACGATTAACCATCACATGCTACACAATCAGGGTCAACTGCTCGTGTTGCGATATCACCTCTAAGAACCGATTCGGTTCTCATATAATATAACGTTTTGATTCCCTGCTTCCAAGCTTCCATTGTTACTTGGTTAATCCACTTAGGAGAAGCAATAGATGGGAACGCCAAGTTTAAGGAAACCCCTTGGTCAATATACTGTTGTCTTACACCAGCTTGTTTAACCAAGTCCATTTGGTTGATTTCCTTAAACGTTCTGAACACATCCTTGACAGGGTAGATTTTTTCTCTATCACCATTTTGTACATCTTCACATAAAACCATTTTGTTATCCAAATAACACCACTTATCCAATTCTTTCAATCCTTGAACTGAACCACCATCTTCTAAAATCTGGTCCCAAGTATCTTTTGTATTAACACCCGCTTTTCTAAGAACTTTTACTAACTCATTATTTTTTCTAATAAAAGTTCCTTTTGATGTTTGTTCTGTGAATATATTTGCTGCCCATGGCTCAATACCTGGTGATACATTTCCACTTAATTTTGAGTTTGATACAGTTGGTGCAACTGCTCTAAGGTGTGTGTTTCTAAATCCACTTTCTTTACACCAAAGAGGTTCACCATATTCTGTTGCTAAATCTCTTGAAGCTCTTTCTGATTCAATTTTTATTTGTGAGAAAATTTTACGAGTTTCAAATTGTGCTTCCATTCCTTCAAATGGAACACCTCTTTGTTGTAAGTAAGTGTGCCATCCTAAAACTCCCAATCCTAATGCTCTACCTTTTTCTGCAGATGCAACTGAGTTTTCAAATCCTCTCATGTTCTTAGCCTTTTGGATGAACTCTGAAAGTACTCCATCTAAGAACCAAGTTGCTGTATAAATTAAATCAGTATCTTTCCATTCATCATACTTTGCTAAGTTGATTGAAGATAAACAACAAACGAATGAATGATTCTCATCTGTATGTAAGGTGATTTCAGAACAGATATTTGTCATGAATACTTTTAATCCGTTCTTTTTGTACATATCAGGATTTTGTTTGTTAACATTACCCTTAAACATGATATAAGGTTCACCAGTTGCTTTTCTTTTTTGTAGTAATTTTCCCCACTTTCTTCTTGCAACCTCATCACCATCTTGAAGTTTTCTCATAAACTTATCACCAACAACTGCACATTGATGTAAGTTAAGTGATTGTCTATTTACATCACCTTTTGGTTCTCTAATTTCTAACCAATCTTCGAAATCTTTATGTTCGATGTTTAAGTTAACTGAAGCAGCACCTCTACGAACTGAACCTTGGTTGGTAGCAAGGATTGTAGAATCATAAATCTTTGTAAATGGCACAACACCATCAGAGGTTCCATTACCCGTAATTGGGGCTCCTGCTGGTCTAATTTGGTTAATACCAATACCAACACCACCACCATGTTTGGCAAGTAACATTAGTTCTA